ATGGAGCTGTCGCGCGACGGCCTGAAGCTTCGAGACGACCCGACGCAATCGGGCTCGCAAATCGCGCTGGGCAAGGCAGCACGACTCTGGACGATGATCTGGCTTTTGACGAAAGCACTCGGGGCGAAACCCACAAAGGCTTTCTGCCTCCCGCATTCCCGCCCGCTCCACATCAGTTTGAACGCTGGGCCGAGATCCTCGATCGGCATCCTGACCTTCAACCCGAATTTCTCGGACTGGATCATGGGGTGGCCGATCGGCTGGACCGATCCGACGCGGCCGGTAACGGAGTGGTCAGCTTGGCTGCGGCATATGCGTGGCGAACTCTCAAAGCTGCCCACTACATCTGAACCTTAGATGAAATTGGGACATGCCCGCCTTCAAGAGGCGGGCTGTCATTTTGGCCGCATCGGTTCGGTGCACTTCGGGATCACTGTCCACTCGCCCTGCTTACCGCACTGCCGGCATCGTAGCCTTAACGGCAATATCGGGATTTCCCGTGGCAGGTGCGTTAGATCGACGGGGACGCTGTAGCGTTTACAGGGCCAACAAGTGGCTCGAAAACTGAGATGCTCAAGCGCGACCCCGAGGATATCATGAATCAGGTCGACCTCGCGGCCGAGGAAATCGACCAGGGCCACCGCAACAGCGCCATCGGCGCACTCGCCCCGGTAGACGCCACCATCGAACGATTGGCTTCGCTTCTGGCGGCGGCACGAGCCGTTAACCGGGTAACGCCGCTGGATTGAAACCACAAAGCCCGCCTGTGATTGGGGCGGGCTTTGGCAGCGGCATCATCGCATTAAGAGGTGCTTTTTTAAAAAAACCGAAGAACTTTCTTGAGGTTGTCTATTGGATGCATCGACGGAGCTTTGAACAGAATGTAGATCAGTAAAAGGCTGGTTGTCCCGAGAATGCCCCACCAAAGCCATTCGTAGCGCGGCGCTCCCAACAACAGCAATGTTGCTATAGTCGAAATGGCGACACAAGGAACGAACCTACCAAATATATAGTGATCGTACCGCGTTGACGCCTGATAGTCGTTGAGGGCGCTGCTTCCGATTTGGGCAAGGGAGGCAGCAGCACTATTAAATGAATCAATCGCAGAGCTGATTTTTTCTGTATCAGCATTTTTGTTCTTGAGTTCTTCCGCTGCCATAAAAAAATGACTTTCGAGTTTAAGCTGAAGGCCATCAAGCTCAGTACGACGCGCTTTTAGGCTATTCCTGAATTCTTCAACATGTCGCACGTCCGCGAGTTGTCCCTCCAATCGCTGTATCTCATCCGGTTGGCGGTCCCAATCTATTGCGCTGATTTCCTGCCTTAGCGCCTCGGCAGATTTACAAAACTCGTGGGAACTTGCATCGACGTCGTTTATGCTAGTAGAAAGCCCCGACAAAAGGCCTTTCAGGTCATTATAATAGGCATCGTTGTCCTTGAATTTCTTTTCAGTAAGCGTTCCATTAATCTTTTGCCCTTCGGTCTCTGCGCGCTTCGCTATGGTTTCAACTTTGTTTTTGTGCGCTTTGGCACTCTCAAACAGGTCGGGAAGCTCTTTGGTCAGTTTATACAAATCGGTTGGAACAAGCATGACCAACCGCACATACAGGTAGATTGCCAAGCCCGCGATAAACCAGCGAAGGTGATCGCCATCCAGCGTCACAGGGCGGTCTGTTTGGACACCGATAGCTTCCAGCGCTTGCCTAAAATCGATGCCGTCGATGCCGTAGCCGACAACAGCAAATGTGAAGAACAACAGTATCAGAATTGAACGCCGTATGTCGTGAACTGACTTGGCGTAGAACATTGCCATCATCGTGATCGCCCTCATCCCCAACTTCAGGAACGCTATCCAGTAGCCAAGGTATGCCCTGAATCGCCCCCGAAGCCAACTTCAGTGCGCTGAATCGACCCGGTAGCAATGCTGGATTGATAGCAGACGGCCCGAGTCCGCATGGAGGCGCGGGCCTTATTGACGAGCGCTCTTTCTGTGCCACTACATCTGAGCTGTACTCCGTCAGAAATGATGCCACTCGATGTTGCGCGTCTGGCCATCGGATTTTGCGCGCTACACCTTCTTACCTCATTTTTAGGCAGGAAGGTGTCTACAATTCCCGGGGCTATTCACTTCCCCATCGCCTGGCGCCCCTCTGTACCAAATCATTGTACCACGCTACACGCAACCCTTTGAACAGGCAACGATTTTGAGGACATCAAACACTTAAGGGAAACTGGCGAGGAGTGAAGAACGAAGTTCGAACTCGGGGCCAATGCGCTTTGGGTTGGTGGACGGCAAAGCGCAAACAGCAATGGCGGAGAGGAAGGGAGTGACATATGCAAGTGAAATCAAATAGTTGCGCTGTCAAACCTGAGATTTTGACTCCATTGTTTTCTTTAGCTTTCCATATGAATCGTCAAACCTTTGTGGGCCTCAAAAGAGGACTCACAAATGGAAAATCTAGACAACATCTTCGGCGATCTGATGGGGGCGTCAGACCCTGAAACGAATAAAGCCGTCGCGGCTGGACCCCGCAACGGCTTTGAAAAGCATACAGAAGCTGAACAACTTCTAGAAACACAATACCATAAAGCGCCCAAAGGTCCAGCCGCGATTGCACCGCTGGCGAAGCTGGCGCGCTGGGTAGCTTGGCGGGAAGAAGAGCGCAATAGCAAGCCGACTAAGGTGCCCTATTCCACGCCTCGACAAATGGCACGGGCCAACGACCCCGCAACCTGGCTTTCTCGCGCTGCTGCCGAAACCTTAGCACTCGACTTGCTTTCCGGCGGACGGAAGGGCGGCGTGGGCCTCATGCTGGGAGGCGACAAGAAGAACCGCCTGGGCGGCATTGATCTCGATTCCTGCCGCGACCCGGCAACCGGCGACCTGACTGGCTGGGCGAGTGAAATTGTCGAGCGGTTCGGCTCCTACACCGAAGTCAGCCCTTCGCAGACTGGCCTGAAGGTTTTCTTCCGATATGCGGCGGCCGATATGGAAGCCCTGCAGAAAGCTATGGGCACAAAGCATGGAAAGTCATGGTCGCGCGGCTCACACCATGAAATCGCCCTGCATCTGGGAAACCGATATTTCACCGTGACCGAACAGGCCTTACCCGGTCATGCCGACACGTTGGCCTTGATCACGAAAACAACGCTGAATTGGCTGATTGAGGAAGCTGGACCGCGCTTCAAAGGTGAGGCAGACATCGACAAAGAAAAGCGAGATGAAAGCCGTTCAGGCCGCGCATTCCGGCTTGCAGGTGAATGCCGGCGCGCCGGTCAGACCTTTGAACAATTCCGTTCGGACTTAGCAGAAGATCCAGACCTTGCGGACTGGGCGAACGACATGCGGCAAGTTAAGCGGGCATGGGAGCGTACGCGCGGTGATATAGACCTTGAAGACGAATTCGAAGATATGGGCGAGGATATCGACGGTTTTCCGATGACGGAAGACGGAGTCGCTCGCGCCTTCGCCGCGGCACATGCCGATCGATTGCGCTTCTGCCATTCGTCCGGGCGCTGGCATGTCTGGACCGGCTCACATTGGCGTAAAGAAGAAACAAAACTCGCCTTCAACTGGGCGCGCGAAATCTGCCGCGCTCGCGCTGCAGCTGACGTGAAGTCTTCCGCCGCGAAAGCACTGGCAAAAGCAGCAACATCTGCGGCTGTCGAGAGGTTTGCGCAAGCCGACCGTGCGTTTGCCGTCACCGCTGATGCGTGGGATTCTGACCATTGGTTGCTGGGCACACCGGGTGGCACGGTCGATCTTCGCACAGGTGAGCTTCGCGAGGCGCGGCAAACTGACATGATCACCAAAATCACCGCCGCCGCCCCGATCCCATCTGAGTCTTTTGACCCCGCCAAACACTGCCCACGTTGGCTGGCATTCCTCGAATTCGCTACCGGCGGGGATGCTGATGCAATCCGCTTTTTGCAACAATGGTTCGGCTACAGCCTGACCGGCGACACACGCGAGGAAGCCCTACTTTTCGTGCATGGAATAGGTGGCAGCGGAAAATCAACCACCATAAACACTATTGCCGCTCTGTTGGGCGACTACGCGACGGCGGTCGATCCCGAGACAATCACAGCACAAAAGCATGGACGGCATTCCACAGAAATCGCCCGCCTGCATGGTGCCCGTATGGCCTATGCTTCCGAAACGGAGGCAGGCCGCGCATGGGCTGAAAACAGGATAAAGCAGCTCACGGGTGGAGATGTGATGACAGCGCGTTTCATGCGGCAGGATGATTTCGAGTTCAAACCGCAATTGAAACTGGTTGTAATTGGGAACAATAAGCCTGCCTTCGCGAATGTGGATGGCGCGATAAAGCGGCGCTTCAACGTCATGCCGTTCGACCACAAACCCGCTCATGCAGATCACGGCTTGAAAGCCTCTCTTGAAGCAGAGTTCGCCGGGATTTTGTCGTGGGCGATTCAAGGTTGCCTCGACTGGCAGAAGCATGGGCTTTGCCGCCCTGCGGTCATGGTGGAAACCACCAATGAGTATTTCGCCGAAATGGACCTGTTCAGCAACTGGCTCGTGGATCGCTGCGAAACGGGACCACGTTATGCCGCAACGACTGAAGACCTCTTTGACTCGTGGTCATGGTACGCGCGCCAGAATGGCGAGGAGCCGGGGAACAGGTTTAGCGACTTCCCGCAGCGGATGCGTGAGAGGGGCTTCCTGACAGCAAAGAACATAGGTTCAAAGCGCGCTCGTGGTTATTCGGGTATCCGCATAGCACCTCAGCCCGAACAATTTGATGATTTCGACGATTTGGGCGCATCGACAGTTGAGACAGGCATGAAAGATGAAAAATGCCTAACCCATTGAAATCATTTGATGTGAGACAGGGCGAGACACCCTTTCCGTACAATCTTTTCACGCGTGCGTGCGTGTGTAAGGCGCTTATACGGCAGCCCTGTCTCACCCTGTCTCAAAGTAACAAAATCAAAGACTTAGAGAACTTCAGCTGTCTCACGCATGGAAGCACGAACCCGGATAGCATTACGTCTGGTCCAACATCTGGGCATCTGGGTCCTTCCCGCCGGGGCGGCATCGCGGGGCACTCTGAGCCGCGGCTTGTCGATCTTTTCAGACTTTTTTCGAAAGGGATTTCCCGATGAGCGATGATGAACTGTTTGGAGACCTTGTGCCCCAGATCCCAGATAACGGAAAAACATCTGGTCCCATCACGGCAGAAATGACGGAAAGCGAAATGTGCTCTGCCCTCGCAATTTCGTCGGCCCGCCTTCGCACGCTCGCTCGCGACGGTATTTGCATTCGAACCCGACCGGGCCGTTACGACTTTTGGAAGTCGCTCCACAATTATCTTGCCCGATTACGTCTTCACGCTGAACGCGCTGGTCGCCCTTCAGCCGGTGGCGACGATCTACGGGCGGAAAAACTCAGGCTGATGAAAGCTCAGGCAGAACGTGAGGAAACGAAGAATGCCGCATTACGTGGCGAACTGATCGAAGTCGAGGCCGTCACGCGGGAATGGCAGGCAGTTTTGCGAGATGTTCGGGCAGCAATGCTTGCCGTGCCGTCACGTTTTGGCGCCGATCACCCACACCTGACGCCGAACGATATTTCGGACCTGAACTCAGAAATTAAAAACGGTCTGGAAGGACTCGCCGATGGGAAAGATTGAGCAGATCCGCGCTAACGCACTCGCAGTCCTTCGCCCGCCGCCCGATATGCCGCTCGCGAACTGGGTTGAAGAGAATGTGTTCCTGCCGTCGACTGCTTCGGCAACACCCGGACGTATGAAATTGTACTCCTATCAGAGAGGCATATGTGACGCCCTGGACGATCCAAACGTTTCTGAAATAGTAATCCAGAAATCAGCCCGCATCGGCTTCACGGCGCTGCTTAGCGGATACATCGGTCATTGTGTCGCAGTTAATCCGGCACCTCTTCTGGTCACCCAGCCGACGAGTGATGACAGCCGCGCCTTCTCCGTGGACACCGAAGCGCTTTTCGAGGCTAGCCCCACTCTCCGCGGTCTGATTTCGGACGATGCCGACGAATCCGGCCGATCGACGATGATGCGGCGAATCTATCCCGGCGGTACTCTTGAATTCCTGTCAGCTTCCAGCCCACGCGCATTTCGCCGCAAGTTGGGCAAGGTGGCGATTGCCGACGAAATTGACGCGTATCCGCCGACAGATGAAGGTTCGGTGCTCGATCTTCTGAAGATGCGCACCCAGACTTATCGCGACCGGAAACTGATTTTTGGCGGCACGCCGATTTTCGATTTCGGGCCTGTCACAACACTATATTCGAATTCGGACCAACGGGTGTTCGAGGTGCGGTGTGTGGAGTGTGACGGTTTTGCGGAAATTCTCTGGAAAGACATTCGATTCGATCCTGAGAACCTCGCCAAAGGCGTCGAGTGGTGTTGTCCCTGTTGCGGATGCCTTGTCCCGGAAAAGCATAAGGTCGAGATGGTCGCAAACGGTCGCTGGCGGGCAACGCGCCCTGAAGTGAAGACTCGTGCTGGCTTTCGTATCAATTCACTTGTCAGCCCCCACTTTAACGCCCGCTGGTCGGCCCTGGCCGCGGAATTTCTGGAAGCAAAGAAAACCCCTGAAGGGCTGCAGTCTTTCGTCAACCTCGTGTTGGGCGAACCGTGGAAAACCGAAGGCGAAGACCTAGACGAACACGAATTGACCGGTCGGCGCGAACACTTTTCGCTCGAAGTTTTCCCTTCTGATGTGCTGCTGCTTACCGTTGGCGTCGATGTGCAGGACGATAGACTCGAGTGCGTCGTTATGGGGCATAGCGCGACGGAAATTTTCGTATTCAATCACCGTGTATTCTATGGACCTGTTGATGGTGACGCTGTTTGGCTGGAACTGGACGACCTCTTGAGGGAACGCTGGCAGCACGCCAACGGCGGCACCATCGGCATAGATGCCTGTGCGGTAGACTCCGGGGATGGTGGCCATACTGATATTGTCCACGGTTTCACGCGCAGCCGCTTCGGAAGGCGTGTCGTGAGTACAAAAGGTGTTCCGGGCTTTTCGCGCCAGTTTCTCGCTAAATCAAAAACTCGCGGTCAGCAGGTTTGGCTTGTTGGCGTCGATGCAGTTAAGGCTCAACTCTTCAATCGCATACAGCGCAAAGAAGGCGTCCGTTTCTCGCAGGACTTGGAACCCATCTTCTTTGAGCAACTGACAAGTGAACGCCGTGTCATGCGTTACGTGCGTGGTGTGCCGCAACCGCGCTTCGAGCGAGTGAAAGGCAAGCGGGCAGAAACGCTTGACGCGACGGTCTACGCATGGGCCGCAAGGTCTCTCATCAACCTAAACCTTGACCGCCGTGCTGAAGAGTTGTCTTCTCAAGCTTTAGTGAAGAAACCGGAACGTGTAATCAGATCGAGTTGGTTGGGCCGATGAGTGCAGAAATAAAAGTTGGCGATGAGGTCATGCTGAAAGACGACCCATATGTGTATCGGGTGGCATCCATTCTGAATGGTGAGGCGGTGTGTTTGCGCGGTGGCGGCAAGGTCAAAAAAACCGTCAAGATCGGTCAACTAAAAAAGCACAACAGCAGTGGGCCGATGGGCATCACTTTAGGTTAGCTGGCATCCATGTCGGGTATACGCATGAATGCAACTTGAATATTTTTTCGATCTTTAGGGCTCAACTCGGCTTCCGCTTCATTAAATTCCAAGAATACAACCTTATCGTCAACGAGCTTGAGTCGATAGAACGTGAGCCCTCCTGCAATTTCCAGAACGGTATCGTCACTGAAAACCTTAAGATGACGCCTGAGGTCACCAACCGTAAATTCTTCCATTTTGCTTTCCTTTAAGTAGGGAGTTGTTTGGTTGCAAAGGTTCCCATGCAACCGCGACCGTGACAAGGGATTTGGTTGCATTTCACGTGCAAGTTTTGCAGCAATTTGTAGATTCATGGAAACTACTCTTTGGCTAGTCAAGCAGTTCCGATTCAACCAATAAGGTCTGAAGCCTTTACCTTGTTGGACAACAACTGGTTGCCCGCTGTCTGTTTTCCTGCCAACCCATACAACATTCATCGTGCTGCCTTTCGTTGTTGAGAAGGCATAACGTCGACATATTATAAGTCAACAAATACAATTAGTTGACTATTCAACCGAATGTGTTTCGGGAAGTCGAAAATGTTCTTTTGGCCCCAGCTTTTCCCGTGTTTTTTCGGGGGCAATCACTTCGCACGCCAGGTAGAAACTTTCGGACTCGGTTTCCTTGTCAGCCCAGAACGTCCGCGCGTCGCGCCAGATCGCGCGCCACTGTCGGCGCTTCTTTTCGGGAATGAAATCTGGGGGTGTTGGCGTTTTCATCCTTATACCTCTGAGAGGTTGCCGGGGGCGGTTGAAGAAGAGGAAAGAACCGCCCCCGACCACGGTTTCGGCGAAGGAGACCGCCGAACTTTGGGACAATCCCTTATTGGCAGATTTCGTTTGACTCGTCAACTCACAAATGAGATAACGAGTTAGACGAAGGAGTCATCGATGTTCACCCTTGCTGAAATCATCCCTGTATTTGCCAGCCTGGACAACGTTCCTGCAAAGGATATTGCCCGATACGAAAAAGCGCTTCGCAACCTAGTCCAACGGAACCATTTGCCGCCATCTGATCAAAGAGGCCGTGTCTTTATGTATGACGAAGGCGCGCTCTCGGCCATTCGCCTGGTACAGATCGCCAATGAATTCGGCCTAGATCGCACGGCTATTGATCCGCTGGCGCGTTGGCTTGCCGAGAGTGGTACCCGTCGCCGCAAAGTGACTGGCGGATGGTTGGGTGTGACTCATTCGGCCGAAGCCGTAGAACGCGTTCAGAACGGTGAGGAATTCTCTGTCTCGCTCGTTCTGGGGGCTGATTATAGATACTGTGTCGAAGCTAGTTGGTCGCTAGATCAGCCCAAGAGCGAACGTGTTGAAAATTCGCTTCGGCTAGCCGGTTTGAGCAACGCCCCTGCAATCGCACGGTTCTCGTTGCCCGCCTCATCAATCATTGTCGAGCTGCTTTCTTCCCTGAATGAGGTCGACTAATGCGTTTATTCGGCTTCGACATTTCTCGGAATCGCGCCGAAAAGCCTTCGAATGTCCGCATGCTTGAAGGGGCGTCCGGCAAGCGCTGGAACAATACGCCTCAATTCGGCACGACCGGCGCGGAAGTTTTGGCCGGTGCCGCGCAAGTTCGCGGGCGGGCTCGCCATCTTCGATTCAACGATCCCACTGCAAGCAATGCGGTTGAGATCCTGAAAACGGCGCTGGTGGGTTTCGGGGTTTCCGCCGCGTCGTCGGAGAATGACGAGTCCGTCCGCGAGTCCCATGACGCAAATTTCAGCGAATGGGCACAAAATTCCGGTTTTCCCGCTCTTCTGGGCGAGGTTGCCGACGCGCTTGCGACCGATGGCGAATCCCTCGTGATCATGCGAGCCAATGCCGAAGGTGAACTTCGCTTGCAGCATGTGCCTGCTGAACAGTTGGACGAAGCGCTCACAAGCGAGCTTGGTAACGGGCGCTATATCGCGGCAGGGATCGAGTACGATTCCGACGACGAACCTGTCGCATACCATTTCCGCCCGGCGCGACCGACCGACGCCTTCCAAGCGTTCCGCGCGCCGGTCCGCGTAGAAGCATCCGACGTTCTTCACATCTTCCGCCGACAGGGGGCAGGGCAAACACGCGGCCTAAGCTGGTTTGCGCCGGTCATTCTGCCGCTGAATGAGCTTTCACAGCTTCAGGACGCGTTGGCCGTGAACGCCAAGGTGCAATCGATGCTTTGCGGCTTTCTCATCGATCAGAACGCAACCGGTTCGAATCCGTTTGGTGACGGCGGCGACCCGCTCGACGTTTCGTTGGAGCCCGGTGTTATGCGCGTTCTGCCGGCCGGGTACGACGTGAAGTTTTCGAGCCCGCAACAGATGCAAAGCGCCGTTGAACTTGTTGCGGTTTCCTTGCGACAGATCGCTACCGGGCTTCAGATACCGGAATTCCTGCTTTCGGGCGACATGCGCGGTGTGAACTATTCATCTGCCCGCACCGCCCTTGTGCAATTCCGTGCGCATATCGAAGCCCTGCAGCACACGATTCTGGTGCCCGCTCTAAATCGAATTTGGGCGCGTTGGCAGCTTCTCGAGTCTTTGCGCGGATCGAACACCGCTGATCCTGAAGCCGATGTTGAATGGCATTTCCCTAAAGCCCAATGGGTGGACCCGGAATCCGACGCCAAAGCCACGCGTGAGATGCTGGACATGGGGCTCATCAGCCGCCGACAGGCCGTCGCCCAACTGGGCTACGACATCACCCAAGTCGATCGGGAAATTGCCACAGATCGTCAGCGCGAAACTGAACTGGGCCTGTCTTTCGGCGGCGCTCCCGGTCAACAGAAAGTTGAACAAAAGGTGATCAAATGACCCGTCTTGTCGGTGATCCTGCACTTGCCACATACATTGTTTCGCCTCCGAAGGTGCGAAAACTTCCCGACACCACGTCCGGCGAATTCCTCGCGCGCACTGTCGAGGCGTTTGCACCTTCGGAAGAAGACGGGGCGACGATCTTCAGTGCGATCGTTGCCACCGATGCGCCCGTCGCTCGCCGTGATCGCAAAGGCATGTACCTGGAAGTTCTGGATCCGGCTGGGCTGGAACTGGCGCGTGGTGCTGACGTTCCGCTTCTCACAGATCACAAGAAATCTGCCCGCGAGACGGTAGGGCGGGCGTATGATTTCGCCGTCAACGGGAACAGTGTCTCTGCATCGCTTCGGCTCGGCCTTGCCGAAGACATCGCGCCGCTAGCGGCCCGCGTGCGCGACGGCACCCTCAAACATGTGTCTGCCGGTTATCAAGTTCTGTCGTGGCGCGAAGGCACTGACGCCGAAGGCAACCGGACCAAAACCGCCACCCGCTGGCGCATCCTCGAAGTTTCCCTGACCCCGATCCCCGCCGACCCGAATGCGACAATCCAAAGGAGTCTTTCCATGCCATTCGAAACTGAAGAAATCCGCGAAGAATTCGTGGAAAATATCCGATCTGCCTGTGGGCTGTCGGAAGACTGGGCCGAAGGTCTCGATGTCGAAGCCGACGAAGAGGCAATTCGAGAAGCTGCGCGCGCCGAAATGATGAAGCGCCAGGCACCGCGCATTCGCGTCACTCGCGAGCGTGATAACCCTGTCGAAATCCAGACGCGCGCCGCCGATGCGCTCGCTTTCCGCATGACGGGCGGTGATCTGCCGGAAGCGAGCCGCGAATATGTCGGCATGTCTTTCGTCGATCATGCCAAGGAGTCGCTTGCACGTTCTGGCATCTCTGTTCGCGGCATGACCGCCGACGAAATTCTGCAGCGTTCGACCGTAGGCACGTCTGACTTCCCCCTCGTGGTTTCCAATGCCATGGGCAAGGTCGCCGCTCAGGCGTATCAGGCCGCAGAAAGCCCGCTGAAGGCACTGGCTCGCCAGCGTACGCTTTCGAACTTCAAGAAATCGACCGCCATCCGCCTTGGCGAAATGGGCCGTCTCGAAGAGATGACGGAACACGGCGAGTTCAAGCACACGTCCCGTGCCGAGTCCGGCGAGTCCATGGCCCTGAAGACGTTCGGGCGTGCGATCAACGTCAGCCGCAAGCTGATCATTGACGACGACCTTGGACTCCTTGGCGACATGACTTCGGCAATGGGCCAAGCAGCAGCCCAGACGGAAGCCGAAGAACTGGTCGCACTTCTGACCGCCAATCCGGACCTTTCCGACGAAACGCCGGTTTTCGATGCAAGCCGGAATAACACCGTTGCCGTCGCGCTGTCGGAAAATGCTCTGTCGGATGCACGCCAGCACCTTCGCACGGTGAAGGGACTCGACGGCAAGACGATCATCGCCGTCAAGCCTCGTTATCTGGTGGTCGGGCCGGAACTCGAAACCGCGGGCGAAAAACTCCTCGCTTCGATTTACGCCGCAACGGCTGACGACGTGAACGCTTTCGCCGGTAAGCTGTCGCTGGTTGTCGAGCCCCGTATCGAAGACGACGCGTGGTTCGTCATGGCCGATCCGGCTTCGGTGCCATCGATCCAGTATGGCTACCTTGCAAGCGCTCAGGGTGTGCAGATCCAGCGCCAGGAAGCGTGGGAATCGCTTGGCTTGAAATACCGGGCTTTCCTCGACTTCGGCTGCGGCTGGCTGGATTGGCGCGGCGCGTACCGATCGACGGGCGCTTGATCATGGCATCGCTCGCGGACCTTCTGACCTTTCGTGACAAGCTTCTGGAAACCCGGTTTTCCGGGGTCCAGACATTCGTCGATCAGAACGGCGAGCGTGTCACGTATCGGTCAGAGGCAGAAATCGGGCGGGCTTTGGCGGCATTGGAATCTGAGATTGCAGCCGCCACCCGCAAACCCTCCAAAACCATCAAATTCAACAGCTCAAAAGGACTCTGAAACATGGCTACCAACTATGTGCAGGCAGGCGACACGCTCACCATTCCGGCCGGCGCCGACTATCTTTCCGGCGATGTCGTCATCGAAAATGAAATCATCGGCGTTGCCCTTGGCGATGCTGTCACCGGCAATCCTGTCGATGTTCGAACGACTGGTGTCTTCGACGTTCCGAAGGTGGGCGCCAATGCGTTCGCTGTGGGCGATCCCGTCTACTTCGACTCCGACACCTCGCTCGCAACCTCGACGGCGACCGACAATACGAAGATCGGCGTTGCTGTTGCTGCTGCCGCCGCTTCGACCGCCACCGTCAACGTCCGGCTCTCCGGCTTCTAAGAAAGGATTCTCTCAATGGCGAAAATGTACGCTCTCAAAAAGATCATTCTCCCGAATGACACCACCATCGACCGGAAGTCGGTCTTTGACGCAACGCCGGCACTTGCAAAACAGTTGCTGTCGATGAACTCGGCCCGCAACGCCACCAAGGGCGAAATCACCGCCGCCGAAGCGAAGGCCAAGGAAAAGGCTGGCAATTCGTTCGGTTCTGTGACCGAAGGCGATGCAACCATGGTCGCCGCCGATATCATGCCTGTTGCCGACAAGGTGAAGGCTTGAACCAATGACCGCCACCGCCTCAGCACAACAGCGCGCTATTCCGGCACCTTGTGCCCGGATGTTGTCGCGTGCTGAGGCGGCGGCCTATTGTGGGGTTAGCCCTGCAACCTTCGACAAAATGATGCGGGACAAGCTGGTCCCTAAACCAAAGAGAATATACGCCCGAACAGTCTGGGACATCCGGGCGCTAGATTGTGCACTTGATGCTTTGCCTTCTGAAGACGATGATTCAATCCCCGAAAACAACGATTGGGATTGAAATGAAACAACTCCGAAAACCTCCGAAGTATTGCCAAGGGTTTGTCGATCGTCATGGCAAAACCCGCTGGTATTTTCGCAAACCCGGCTTAAAACGAACGCCGCTTCCGGGATTGCCGTGGACACCGGAATTCATGAAAGCCTATGAGGCAGCAGCAACGGGCGAACCGGCGGAAATAGCGCAAGGCAAAACAACGCCTGGCACGGTTTCAGCGCTTGTTGTTAGTTTCTATCGCTCTTCAGATTTCACAGCATTAAGCGATTCCACAAAAGCCACCTACCGGGGTATCATCGAACGCTTTCGAGTTGAACATGGCGACAAACGTGTTGCCCACCTTCAGCGAAAACATGTTCAGCGCATTGTTAGCGAACGGGCCGCAACGCCTGCCGCCGCAAACAACATGCTTCGAATGATCCACGTCCTTATGCGCCACGCGGTGGATATAGGCTGGCGCAATGATGACCCGACAAGTGGCGTTCGCAAGGTCCGTCGCAATAGTGTCGGCTTCCTAACATGGGAAGAAGAGCACATTGCCACGTTCATCAAGAAGCACCCCCATGGCACACGGGCTCACCTCGCCTTGTCGCTTTTGCTTTTCACTGGGCAGCGACGCAGCGATGTTGTCAGAATGGGGCGCCAGCACATCAAAGACGGCTGGCTGTCGATCACACAGCAAAAAACCGGGCAGCTTGTTACCATTCCCGTTCATGATCAGCTGGCAGAAATCATCGACGCCTTGCCGCGCGACAACCTGACATTCATCACGACCGGACAAGGCAAGCCTTTTACCCCGGCGGGCTTCACAAACTGGTTTCGGGAAATGGTGAAAGAGGCCGGTTTGCCTGACGGGCTTTCGCCGCATGGCCTACGCAAAGCGACCTGCCGACGCCTCGCGGAAGCCGGATGCAGCCCACATGAGATAATGGCGATCAGCGGGCACAAGTCGCTGTCTGAAGTCACCCGATACACCATTGCCGCAAGTAGGAGAGACATGGCGAAAAAGGCGATGATGACGTTCAATACAAAGAGAGCTAGCGAATAA